GTGCCCTAGGAACCACCTGCGTTTTGCAGACCGGGGGGATTGTCTCGCGGGTTTACCTGCGGTTTTGCGTCCGCTTTCTCGCGGTCGCTCTGTGTTGTGTTGCGTTTTTTAATCAATCGCCAAGCGATATCAAATTGCCGTCGCTGTCGAATGCCAGCCCTTGCCTAGTTGAACCCTGCCTTATCCAACCATGCACCTTCTTATGGCATCGGTCGCATAGGCTAACAAGGTTGCTTGGGTCGGTAGCAATGCTTGGGTCGCTGATGTTCGCTGGCGTAAGCTCGATGATGTGATGCACCATGACTGCGGGCGTGATCTCTCCCTGCTGCAAGCAGTGCTGGCATAGGTGAGCGTCACGCGTCAATGCCGCGTCTCTGGCGCGTTCCCAATCGGCGGAAGCGTAGAAGGCGCGCGAGAAGTCCTTAGCCATGCGCACCCCCAAACAAAAAGGCCACGAGCGCTGCCGCCCGTGGCCTTACCTAATCCACCGTACCGAACTTTAGCAGAATGCGGAAAGTGAACGCAAGTGCCAATCTTAGGCGTTCTTCAATTTCGCCCATCCTACGCGGTCGATGTAGGCGAAACCAGCCTTGCATAGTTCGCGGCACCATTGCTGCGAGCACTGCATAATGTCCGCTATCTCCGCCCATTCCTGCGCCTGAAGGTAGCCCATGCAGATTGCGTCGGCGTATCTGGTGCCTTTGAGCTTGGCAAGCCCACCGCGTCCGTCTTGCCCGTAAAGCAGTTCGCACGCTTCTTCAATCATTCCTTGCGCGTCGTTGATTCGCCGCTGCAACCTGTCTTCGAAGTCGATACGCTGCAATATCGAGAGTGACCCATCGGAAACCTCACCGCCCCCGCGCCCCTCCGTGTAGCTCTGCGCTTTGGCACCTTCTTTGGCCTTCATGCGTTCGAGCATATCCCGCGCCTTATCGGTCTTCACCACCTCGGCGCGGATACCCTCGAAATACTCCTTGGCTTTCAAGATCGCGTCACCTACTCAACGCCCGTGCTTCCGAAGCCGCCCGCGCCGCGCTCGGTGTAGCTCAGCTCATCGACCGGCACAAGCTCGCAAGGCACGTAAGGCATCACGACAAGCTGGCAGACGCGCGTTCCCGCTTCGAGCGTAACCGTCTCGTAGCTCTGGTTGATGAGAGCCGCGCAGACCTCGCCGCGATAGCCGCTGTCGATAACGCCAACACTGTTCGAAAGCGTGATGCCCTGCTTTGCGGCAAGGCCGCTGCGCGGGAACACAAGCCCCACGCATCCGCTCGGAATCTCGACGGCAAGCCCGCAGCCGACAACACACTTCTGCATTGGTTCGAGCGTGACAGTCTCGGTGATTCGGAGGTCAAGCCCCGCGTCGCCCTCATGTGCATAGCGCGGCATCTCGATTCCCTCATTGACCTTCTTAGCGCGAAGCTTCCTGCCAATCATTAGCGCACCCCCAGAACATGACGCGTGACGCGCACGCTTCCTGCCTTAACCCATTTGCCGCCGTATGTCTGACCCTTCGGGCGGATAACAACCTTGTTGCGGTGGCTCATCGCGACAACCTGATATTCGCTTCCCTCATGCTCCACCGTGTCGTTGAGAAAAACGAGCTTACCCGCCGAATCGACCGGGAACGAAGCGGCGCTGGCGTATGCCGCTACCTCCGGCACGAGCACGACATAAACGGGCTGCTTGATCTCTGCGCCCTTCTTCTTGATTCCGAACATCCTTCTTCCTCCTAAAACGGTACGTCATCGTCGTAAAGGTCTGGCGCTGCCGGTTGTGCTGGCGCAACGGGCGATGGGTCGCCGGTAGCCATCGCAAGGCCGGGCGCGGCTGCGTTCGCTGATGCCGTCGATTGCGCGTCGCGCTTGTACTGCATCAGCTCCACATCATCAACGCGAACTTCCCAGCGCTTGATGCTCTGGCCGTCCTTCTGGTAGCTGCGCGTATGGATGCGCCCGAGAAGCGAAATCTTGGTGCCCTTGCGAAGCCACGGCGCGAGCTCTTCGGCGCGCTTGCCGAACATGACGCAATCAGGCCAGTTCGTATATTCGCCCCATGTTCCGTCGCCGTTCGGCGTGCGCTCATTGACCGCCAGAGAGAATGAAACGACGGGGTTTCCACTCTTCGTATAGCGCAACTCGGCATCTGCACCGAGATTGCCCGAAAGTGTGATCTTGTTTAGGCTCATACTTCATCGCCGCCCATCTTGCGCATTTGCTGCACGATATGAAGGCTGAGCGTCATAACGCCCTTGATGCAGTCTTCTTTGCTCCCCATCTGCTCACCTTGCAGGGTGTCGCAACCGCAGCAAGAGCCATACCAAACGCGGACGTACCAGTATTCGCTAGGCTGATAGCCAACTTCGGGAATGACGTAAACAAGCGTCCCTTGATAGTCGCCATCATTGATTTCATGGATGTTCTCGAAGTCCGGTTTAGGGTCGCCATAGTCGCCCGTCGCTTCAAGCGCAATTGCCTTGACGGTCGCCTTGACGATATCTGAGTAATCGCAATAAAGGCATATCGGCTCAAGCCAGCTTTGGATGAGATCGCGATTCTTAGTCCACGCGTCAACAAACTTCTGAATCATCGAGTACCACCGCCGAACAGCTCGACAAGCGCCGCGCGCTGGTTAGCTCCCAAACCGCGAAGGCGGCGCGATTCGGAAATGTGCAGCTTTCGCATGGTCTGCTGAGTTCGGGCGAATCCGTAGCCCGGTGCAGCCTTGATGAGTGTAAAGACCTTCATTCGCGCCACGGCATCATCGGTGCCAGCCATGTTGAGCACGTCGGGCACGCTGTAAGAACCGTCGGCAACGCCCTTCAAGATCGCGGCGCGGCGCTGGCGTGCTGCCTTCGCCTTTTCGAGGTTTGCGCGGCGCTGCTCAGTTGTCAGATTCGGAATCATCTTCGTAGCCTTCCTTCTCATAGGTGATGTACTCGTTGCCATGCGTCAGCTTGACGGGCGGCGTGTAGTCCTTCAGGGCACCGTCAACGCTGCCGTTCATCAGCTTGCGTTTGAGCCGCGCCCAGTCATCGTCGTTAAGCTCAATGGTTTTCATCGCACCTCATTTCTTCGTGATGCGGTAAGTGCCAGTGAGCTTCAAGCCCTTCAACGTCCGCAAGATGTGCTCTGCGTGCTCCTTGCCGAAGATGGTTAGTGTTTGCGTCGGAATCGTGATCTCGTAGACCGTTTGCGCTTCCCGCTTCTCGCGTTCCCACATCTGCTTTAGGGCTGCTTCGGTCTTCGCCAACGTCGCTTGCATTTCCTTACTCAGCTTCGGCGTGTCGGGCTTGAAATCGAACGTTTGCGGCTCCACTGGCACCCTCCCTTCTCACGATTGCCTGATAATTACTTCTTATCTGGCACGGGCGGTTCTAACCCGTACCGAAAGCGGCGGTTTATCTCGCGTTTCGTCCTCGGTCGCCGCGATGCCCGAAAACGGCGTTTTGGTTCACCTTTGGCACACCTCCTAACCCGCCGCGCGGCGCTTCGCTTCGCTGAAGAGCTGAGCTGCCGCCGCGTCGCGTCCGGGCATCAGGTGGCCGTAGATTCGAAGCGTCGTTGCTTCGTCCGCGTGCCCCATGCGCTCAGATAGCGTCTTCAGGTCGCAGCCGTTGGCGATAAGCCACGAAGCGTGCGTGTGCCGCAAGCTGTGAAACGTGATCTCTCGCGGCAGTCCGCATGCGTCTCGTATGCGGCTGAAAGCCCGTGAAATCGTCGTTGGGCGCATGTAAGAGCCGTCTAGCGTCACCAGCGGGCAATCAGCGCCCAAGCGCCCCAGAACGTCGCTCTGAAGCTTCGTGAAGGCATCAATAACCGCGATATCGTCTTGCGTAAGCGCGATGTTGCGGCACTTGCGGCCTTTTGTCACGTTGCGGCGATAGGGCTTCTTGCCCTTGCCCTCAATGACGTTGCCGCCGACGTGGACGTAAGACATGGCGCGCTTAACGTCGATGCGCTGCACCGCGCAGACCTCGCCAACGCGCATTCCGGTAACGAGCGACAGCCACGAAGCGAAGGCGTAGACGGCGGCGCGGTAATCGGCTTTCGTCTCAATCTCCTTGCTAAGCGCGCCCTCTAGCTTCCCGTTGAAGCCCTCGAAGTCCCATTCGGTGAGCGCCGAAGCTTCGTGCCGTTCCGGCGATGGTTTGGCGACGTACACCAGCGGGTTAGCGTCGCAAATGCCAGCGTCTACGAAGTGGTTATAAGCGCCGCGCAAGAAGTTGTGGACGTTGATAACGCTGTTGCGGCAAAGACCTTGCCCGCCTTCATCCTTCGCCATGAGCAAGCGTTGCTCAAAGCGGTTGAAGTCCATAACGCCAAGATCGCGTGCGTTTGCGGTCTTCAGATAACGTGCGACGTAGCGGCAAAACAGCCGATAGCTCTTAATGCTGTTCGGGCTTGCGCCGTTGCGCTCCCTCAGTTGCACGTAATCTTCGAGCAAATCGGTCAAGCGGTCGCTTCTAACCGTTCCGTCAGCCGTCACGTAAGCCGCCCACGTCTCAGCGAGGGCTTGCGCTTCCTCTTCGGTTGCCGCATTCGGAAACCGCTTGTAAGGGCGAATCGCCTTGCCGTCGATGCTGCGCCCAAGGTACAACCGGCACTCGAAAACGCCATCTGCACCGCGCTTGACCTTAACGCCCATCATGACCACTCGCAGTTTTCACGAATCCGCGAAGGGCAGTTATCGTCGTGGCAGTCCGCGCAATCCAACGGCTCTTTCCTGATGTGGAACTCAACGATTCGGTACTTCAGAGAAAATCGGATGAGCAGCAGCAGGGCATGAGCAAGCGAGTTGGTAAATTGACCGTCCCAGAACGGGCAAAGTCCGCTCATCGCGCCGCGAACCTCGTACTTGCCGCCCATGCTACTTGCCAACCTTCATGAACGCGCGCATAACGCAGGTGAGCGCGAACACGACGAACACGGCAAAGGCGATAAGCCCGAAACCAGCGCCGAAGAACACGCCAACCGCGATGCTCACAACGAGCGCCAGAATGGAAAACAGGACGATTGCGGCGCATCCGTAAGCGCCCTGCTCGATCTCTCTATCTTCTTTCAGCATGTGAAACCTCCTAAAACGTGAGCGCTATAAGCGCGAGAAACACTAGAAACAGCGCGATCGCCAGAAGCGCTTGATAAGCCAAGTAGCATACGCACCAAAACGCGGCTACGGTCGCGGCGGTGGCAATGGCGCAAAGTACGATCTGATAGCGCTTCACTTCTTGCCTTCCGTCTCGGCAATCAGGTAGTCGATGCACTGCTTGCACTTCTGCAAGTCCTGAACGCCGTTCTTGCGCCGCCAGCGCCAAAGGTATTTGAAGGCACAGCCCCACCAGTAGGCAGATTGGGCGGGCAAGGCGTACTGGTCGCCGCTCATCATCGAGCGCATAGCGTCCATGCACTCAATCTGGCCGTCGCCCGCGTAGTGGTCGGGATGCTCCACGGCATCACCGCGCGAAAGCTCGCCAAGGCTCTTCGCGTGCTTCGTCTCAATCATCGGTAGGTAACTCCAATCATCCACTCGCAAACCAACTTGTGAAACGCTCTGAGAAATGGCTTAACGTTCGTGTCATCAGCCCAGCCCGCAATGCCTATGAATCCGTCTTCGTTGAACGAGATAGCTTCACGGCCTGAGAAGTAGAAGCCGCTAACGCGCAGAAACGCGCTTCTGATTCCTCTACCGCCATCGGCAAGGTTGATTTGCGGCTGGTACTTCTTGCGATAGCACGGGTGCATTTCCATGTGCTCGCCGTTGCGCTCATGCTGCGCATACTCGATTGCAAGGAATCCTTCGAGCGCTCGAATGTCGTTCGTCGTGATCTGCTTATAGGAAAGCTTGCTTGCGAACAGCTCGCGCGCGCCGTCTCGTGTCGTTGGCGCAATCATGCCGTCACCCCCATTTCGTGCCATTGTTGAAAACTCTGTTGAAAACCTGTGGAAAGTCGTTTTTCTGGCGCTCGAATGAGCCGCACAAAACAAGACCGCAAAGAGAAGAAGCAAGAGAAGAAACCTTGCTTGTAGAGTTGACTAGCAAGCAAGTACGGTGGGTTTTGGTTTTGGTTCAAGGAACCAAAACCCACCTTGTCTTGTTTTGTATTGTTTTGTTTTATGGTTAGGCGACCATTTGCGAGTGGGTTTAGCCAACCTAAAACCAGAGGTTTTGCATTGGGTTTGCAAGTCATGTCTTTACACCTCCTGACCTGCTGAATCGTTGTTCTTTGGGTTCTTGCGCGGTCTTCCGCCCTTGCGACCGTTTGCGCGTTGGCGACCGAAATAGAGCGCGTTTTTGAGCATGCGAAAGTTCGTCAAGAAGCCGTCTTCGTCTCGTTCGAGCAACCCTATATCCAACAGCTCTTCGACAAAGGATTTGCAATCTTCAATCGCCATGTACTCATCGAACGCGCCAGACTGTCCGAAGCCCAGAACGCCCGCGAGAATAAGCGCGTCTTCCTCCGTCTCGAAAGCGATACGGTGCCCCTTGGTAGCCGCCAGATATTCGCAGAGCCGCCACCAGCGCCCGTAGCCGTCATAGCCCCGGCGATGAATGAGCCGTTGGCACTTCACGTCTTGTGAAGCGTTTGAGTCGTGCGAGAAGAAGGCCATAGGCTCTTGCGCAGCGGTCGTTTCCTCCCTTGTAGGCATGTAGTCACCTCCTAACCGTCTTCCTCGTCGCAGATCACGTCTGGCGCGCCCTGCTGGTGCCATCCGTCCCATACGCAGTGCCCGACTTCGCGGCAGTTCGTCCAAACGTCGCGCCCAACAAACGTGCAGCACGTCTTGCCGCGATGTCGCATGCTTTCGAACTCGCATGCTTCGGGGTCTGGCATGGGCGGTTCGCCGAAATCGAGCGGCAAGGTTGCCTGTGCGCTATTCCTCTTCATCGCTTGAAATGTCGTAGGCAATCGAGCTGCCAACGTAGGTGAGCAGCTTTTGCATGTGCTTAACGGTGCTCGGCTCGGGCTTCGCGTCATCTTCAAACAGGGTGTCAACCCATGCGAGGGTGCCGCGAACGATTGCGAGCGTCGCGCCCATATCAACGTCGAAGCCCTCGCCGGTCTTGGGATTGATAAGCGACATGCTGCCGTTGAGGGCGAAAGTGCCAGCGCCGACCTTGGCGATAGTCTCGGTAATCTCTTTACGCTTCATCTTTCTTCTCCTTGTCAAACATGGATGTTCTAAGCTCGATGCGAAGCTTCGGGTTGCGTTCGAGCAGCCAGCGAGCGAGCAAAGAGCTATCGCTGTTGTTGATTCCGTAGGTGTGTTCGTTGCCCTGATCGTCAACGAAGGGCACGCCAACGAGCTTCGTAGTGCCCTCATAGCGCTGCTTTTCGATGAGGTACTTAGTGGAGACGCGAAGCCCGCGAGCGTCGATTGCGAGCGCTGTAAGCTCGATTTCGCGCAGCGCCTTTGGGTTCTTCTCGCACCACTCCTTGAACAGGTAACGCCTGTCCGCGACCTTTAGCGGCATCGAGTAGACGCGCTGGCGCTCTTGGCGCATGACGGCTTCGAGCGGTTGCGTGTAGTTATCGGTGTCCATGCGGGCACCTCGCTTCACGGCTCATGACGCGGCGCAAGGCCGCTTCTGCTTCCGCCTTGCTCGCCGATGGTGCGACGGGTAGCATCTGGCGGCGGTAGACCCTGCCGATGCCCCGGTTTTCCGGCGTGCTCGCGTCTTCCTCAATGCGCGCCATCCAGAAGCCCGCGTTGTCGCGGTAGACTTCGGCCTTCATGACCAGATCACGCGCCACAAGACGCGACCAACCACGATGTAAAGCGGGATGAGAAGCCACCAGCCCACGAGATCGCACAACCAACCCAGAAGGGCGGCAGCGGCCATAGGGAGGATGCCGGTTAGCGTCAGAGCAGCGAAAGCATACAAAGCCCAGCGCTGCCAGCGCGGCATGCGCGCTATACTGTCTTCTGTCAATTGGTAAGCCCCTTTTGACACGCCCGTTCGGTGCTGCAACACCGGGCGGGCATCCTTCTTTGCATCCACGCGGCAACGAGAGTTGTAATCGCGTGGAATAACTGCCGTTGCGCGGCATCTAGGCCGCATGATTCGCGCATTCGTAAAACCACCCCCAAAACCACCGGTTTTAATCTCGGTTTTCATCCTTGGAAACCTCCGTTTACTTTTGGAACTCAACAAACCCCAGAAGCTCATTGGGCATGCAGTCGTACAACCTGCAAAGCTCAACCAGCTTCAGAGCCGATGGGGCGGTTTTCCCGTTCTCCCAACTAAGAAGCGTCGTGATGGAAATATCCAACTGCGTAGCGGCTTGCTGAGCAGTTAGAGCAGCCCGCTCACGTGCTTCTCTATACATTGCAACCATGTTCACCTCCTAATAAGCCCTAGCGATTTCAAAGTAAGCGGAATCGCTTACTCACGAGAAAGATAGTAAGCGGTTCCGCCTAGTCTGTCAACGAATTTTTGTGTACAATAATCGGTGCAGATTACTAGAAAGAGGTCTACTATGAGTTCAGACGATGAAGATATCCGCAAGCTCATTGGTTCACGAATAGCAATCGCACGAAAGGCGGCAGGGCTGAATCAAGAAGAGTTAGCCGCTGCCGTTGGTGTTCATAAGCAAACTATTTCGCGCTACGAACGCGGCGTGCTCGTACCAGATGCCAACGAAATATGCGCGATGGTATCCACGCTCAATTGTTCGGCTGACTTCCTTCTTGGTTTTTCAGACACGTTGACCATACGCGGTTAAATAAGCCGTGGAATCCTAGAATGAAAGGCGAAGTGCGGTGAATAGACTTGAAAAGCTTCGGGCAATCAGCCCAAGCGACATTCTTATTTTCGATACCGAAACAACGGGTCTTAATGTCGGCGGCTCGCGCCGTGATGAAATACTGTCACTCGCTGTCATGAATCTTGACGGAGACGTTCTGTTTTGCGATCTATTGAGGCCATCAGAACGCAAAAAGTGGCCGAAAGCAGAAAGCATAAACGGCATATCTCCGTCTATGGTGAAGGACAAGAAGACGATTATAGAAAGGCGCTCGGAAATCGAACCGATTTTCAAGAGCGCTAAGCTATACGTCGCATACAATGCCGATTTCGACCTAGGCTTTCTTAGAGCTTCCGGTTTGGATATACCAGATCGTCAGACGTTTGACGTGATGAAAGAGTTTGCGAAGATACATGGGGCATGGGACGGCACGCATGATGAATGGTCATGGTGCAAGTTAGAAGATTGCGCGGCGTTTTACGGATATCGTAACTTCGAAGCTCACGACGCGCTGAACGACGTTAAGGCAACCGCGCATTGCTTCAATTCGATTCTCGATGATTTTCTTTTCGGTGAGCCGCGCCGCCGACCGAAGCTGGTTAAGGATGAGTTCGGCGATTCGTATTTCGAGTATGGCGACGAAGAGTTTAGAAGCATCGTTTGCAGCGGTTATGCTGCCGCATTGTCCGAAACTGGCAAACACACTAACTACGCGCCATCATCTAACGAGCTTCAGCAGCAAGCCAAGGATGAAAAAGACAGTGCAGATAACCAACCGGCCAGAAACCATGCCGTGTCAGATCAGCGGAGCACCAATAAAGCACTGGTGTTAATCGGTTCCGTTTGCGCATTGATTGGTCTTGCAATCACTGTTTTAGGTGCTGCAATCGTCGGTGTTCCAATTGCTATATTGGGCGCTTTGCTTGCCGTAGGTGCAAGGGGAAGGAAATAGAAAACCCTGCGCGGCTTCTTGGCGGTCGGCGCGCAGGGCAAGTGCAAAGAACGAAGCGCATTAGCGCACTCGCTCTAAGGGGTGATTTTAGCATGGTGAAGAACAGAGCAGCCATATACGCGCGCTTCAGCTCGCACAATCAGCGCTCTGAGAGTATCGAGATACAAGTTGAGAACTCGCGCGCATACTGCGAGCGCGAGGGCTTGCAGGTCGTGCGGGAATACTGCGACTATGCGCAGACAGGGCGCAACGTCAACCGCGCTGAGTTCCAGCGCATGATGAACGATGCGAAGCTAGGTCTATTTGATTTTGTGGTGATTTACAAGGTGACGCGCATAATGCGCAACCGCGATGAAATGGCCTTGGCTCGAATCATGCTGCGCAAGGCCGGTGTTGAAATACTGTACGCGGGCGAAGAGATCGCGAGCGGTTCGAGCGGTGTGCTGCAACTCGGCATGCTCGAAGTTCTCGCGGAATGGGAAAGCGCTATCGACAGTGAGCGCATAAGAGACGGAATCCAGAAGAACGCCGCTCGGTGCCTTGCTAACGGGCATTCGCTATACGGTTGGGATATCGTAGACGGTCGTTATAGCGTCAATGAGCGCGAAGCGGCGCTTATGCGCAAGATGAAGAACATGCTGTTTTCCGGCCATTCGGTAGCCGATATCGTGCGGGCGCTCGAAGGTGAGAAGACACGCAATGGAAAGCCCTTCAACCAAGACAAGGTGACTAAGCTTCTGCGAAGGGTGCAGAACGGCGGAACATATAGCTATGCCGGTCATGTGGTAGAAGGTGGGATGCCGGGTCTTTGGCCGCAAGTAGAACAAGACATGATAGAAAGCGTCCTTAACGACAGGCACCGCCCGCGCCGCAAGGTAGATTCGTCTAAAGAGTTTCCGCTTTCCGGCAAACTCTACTGCACGAAATGCGGTATGCCAATGGCGGGAATGAGTGGAACATCTAAGACAGGCAAAGCCTATCACTACTACCGTTGCCGCAAGTGCAGAAGAACAGTGCGCCGTGATCTGATAGAAGATGCCGTAGTAGATATGACGCTGCAAGCCGTTGCGCGCGACGATGTGCGACAGCGGATAGCGCAAGGAATGGCGCTCTACCAATCAGAGCAAGAAGAGACGAAGCCAGAAAGCTACTATCTGAAGAAAGAGCTTAGGCGCATTGATGCGGCGTTCGAACGCATCTGGCAAGCGATAGAAGATGGGATTGCACCACCGGGCGGAAAAGAGCGCACGGACGAACTGAAGTGCCGCAAAGCGGAAATCGAAGCGCAGCTGCGCATAGCAGAGCGCGACGAATCTATGTCGTTTGGCGTTGACGAACTCATGCTGTGGCTCGATGAGATCGCAACGGAACTAACGCCGCTCGATATCCTCAACAAGTTTGTTCGGTTCGCTGAGATTGACGGCAAGAGCAACCGCATACGCGTTTACTTTGCCTTCGATAAGCACGGTGACGGCTTTTCGCCTAACAGCGCGGACAAAGGCGAACACCTCTATGAAGAGAGGTGTTCGCCTAATTCTACGCTGGTGGAGCTTATGAGAAAAACGGCGAACTCCACAAGCACCGCCAACCGCGCAGCTATCCAGCTTGATACTTGCATCGTTAGGGTATCGAAAAACTGGTTTGTTGTCGTTGGCACGTGTCAAAAATAGCAATTTCCGGTGTTTGCAAAACACCAGATGGGCGGCTTGCTGTAAGCCCGTCTAACGCCAGAAAGCGGGGCACCCCTTGTCATGGTACCCCGCTTGAACACTAATAAGAAAGCTTCTGGCCGGGGTAGATCGTATAAGGTGCCCCAATGCCGTTCTTGCTTGCGATGGTGTGCCAGTCGATACCGAGCGAAGCGCCAATCTCGCTGAGCGTGTCGCCGCTCTTGACGGTGTAGACGCGCGCAGCGCCAACGCCCGCCCTCTGGTTGACGATTGCCTGAACCTCGCTGAATCGGTCGCCCAGAACGTCGCTGCGCGTCGGCACAACGCCGAACATTCCGCGTTCCACATCATCTGCGAGCTGAGAAGCGGAAGCGCCGTCAATGTAGTTGATGAGGTCTTGCACCTCTTGGTAACGGTCGCCGAGCTTTTCGCGGCGCTCATCGTCAACGCCATACTCGCCGCGCATGACCGCTGCTGCAAGGTCAAGCGTCGTGCCCTCCGGCGAAGGCTCGGCGACCTCTGCGGGCGGAACGTCGGGCGCTGCCGCGCCGGACGGGTTGGCAAACTTACCCCACGCTTCGCGCGTCATATAGGCGATATCGAGATCAAGCGGCGCGTTGAAGCCATCGAGACGGCCATTCGACGTGTACTGGTGGATTGCGCAGCTACCCCAAGCGCCAAAGCCGCCATCGGGAAGCCACGGCGAAGACTGGTAGCCGGTTCGGTTGTTGTTGGCGTACTGCGCAACCCAGAGCGCGTGATTCGGCGCGATCTGAGACCAATCCTCTTCGGTGCAAACGCTACGGCTCATGTAGACGATGCAGCGAACGCCGGTCTGATCGTAGACGTAATCGAGGAACTGCTTTGCCTTGTCGGTTCCGATGCGCCCGTACATCTCATAATCGAGAACGGGAATGCCGTTGCCGAAGTAGTTACGGCAGCTTGCGACGAAGTGCTTAGCCTGAGCGATGGGGTCTTCTCCGTTCATGAAGTGATAGAAGCCCCAGAGCTTGCCGAGCTTGATAGCCTGCTGAATCCACGGGTCGCAGGTGTTGTGAACGATGGTGGTTCCCTCGGTCGCCTTGCAGATAACGAAATCGCAAGGCACCTGCGCGAGGTCAAGCCCTCGCTGGTAGTTGGAAATATCAATGCCGTTGAGTGCCATAGAAGCCCCCTCTGATGCAGTAGAAGTAATGAAAATCGACCTGCTCTAGCTCTTCGAGCGTGAAGGCGCGCGCGGAGTTCCCAGCGCTCGCCGGGTCGCGTATCCAGTAGCCGTCATCGTCGGCGCGCCAGATAAGCACGACGTGCCCGCCGTAGTCCCTATCGCCGAGCGTTCCGCTCATGCCAGCGAAGGCAAGCCACCCATCGGACACGTTTTGAAGGACGGGTGCGAGATCGTAAGAAATCGGCGTGCTCTCGATGCCGTATTCCGGGTAATGCTCGGCAATCCACGCGCAGAACTTGCCGGGGTCGTTAACGCCATCGGTAAGGCACGTGTCACCCACGAACGATGCGAGCGTGAGCGGCGTAATGTCCTGAAGCGTCATGTATTTGACAGCCATAGCGGCGCATGTAAGGCCGCAGCCGTGGTAGCCGATGGTGCCGCCCGCATATGGTATGTAGTCCCATTGCGGGTCGGTCTGAAGCCATATCGGCATGCTGTTACCCTCGGCAATCGGCCTATCGGCAACGATTGCTAGGCGGTCTTCCTCAGCGGCAGCGTAGCCCTCTTCGCGCGCTTCAGCGAGCGCGCCCGCGTCGCTCTCGATATGGCCAACGATGAGCCAGCCGCAGAAGAGCATTGACGCGAGCGCGCCGGAAAGCACGAGGGCGACAGCCTTTAGCCTACTCATCGCGCTTCGGCTCGGTGTAGGTGAGCGCTTGCGCGGAATCGCCAACGCCCGCCGTGGTCGGGTCGGTCACGATGCCAAGAATCGCGAGCACGGCGAAAAGCGCGTTGATGATCGCGGCCAACTGCTCGTTCAGAACTCCAAAGTCCCACTGGTAGCCGAACGGCGCGGCGACCACCTGCACGAGCAGCAGGACGGCGGGAATGAGAGTAAGCCAGAACGTCTTGTTCTTGATTCGTGCAGTGAAGTTAATCATTTCAGTTCTCCTTTTCATAGATGAGGTCTACGCGGTCGTAGATGTGATCGACCTTGTTTGCCATGTCGTGCGAGTGCTCGCGCGATTCCCTGATTTCGTCGTGCAGCGCCGCCGTGGAAGCCCTGAGAGATTCCATAGCTGCTTGCAGCCCTTCCGAAATGTTGTTGCTACGCTCCATCTGCGCAGCGATGCGGCCTTCCATTTCCGAGCGCTCGCGGTCGCGCTGCGCGCGCTCGTTGAGTTCGTCGCGCTTACGCTCTTCGCGCTTCAGCTCTAGCTCTGCCTGTCGCGCTGCGTTTCGCTCTTCAAGCTCCGCCTTGCGCTCGTTGTTGCGCTGGTACTCGTTAAGCAACTGCTTTGCGAGGATTCCGAAGCCGATAGCAACGAGGAACGCGAAGAACCATTCGGCACCGAAGGCCGCTGCATGGTCTAAAACGCTCTCCGCCACGTCAGCCCTCCGTCACCTCTCGCCAGACGGTTTCGGTTCCGACAGCCCCCGGCTCCCAGACGTTGTTAGCAACGAGGGATTCCCAGACCTTGCCGTTGTGCTTCACGCGGGCACCGAGCGGGTAGGGATTCGTAGAATCGGGCTGCACCCATTCGGGCACTTCCTCTGTCGGCGTGTCGGGCGTGCCCGCTTCAAGCACCTTCGCCCAAAGGCTCGGCGCTGCCGTTGGTGCCCAATCGGTCTGCGACGTGTGCGCCTGAAGGCAAACGTAAATCTCGCCCTCATAGCTCGCGCGCTCGCCCTCGGCGTAGGCGTGGCCGTTGCCGTCCCACGCGGCGAAGAGCGCGGCGGCTCGGCTCGCCACGTCGGTTGAGAGAGACGGCGCTTGTGTCTTGTAAATCGCGATGATCGCGCGCACCATGCTCTCTTCGTCTTCGGTGAGTGCCATTTGTTGCCCCTTTCTCTCAGTAACGAAAAAGCCCCCGCGTCTGCGAGGGCTTTGGTACCTGATGGTGTGTGTTCGCTCTTAGCTGAAGAGCTGCTTATAGAGCGCGTCCATGCGCCTTACCGTCTCGTGAGCGTCAAGCCGCTTCATGCCTCCGCGCCACGATTGGTAAGACTGGTTGACTTGCTCGACGGTCATAACGCCGCGAGCGACCAGCGCCGCTTGCTTCTTCAGCTTGCGCCGCTGTCGCGTCACGGAAGAGCGGCAAGGGCGAACAACCACCTTTTCACCCTCGCCATATGAAAACCTCTTCTTCAGGAACACGAAGCCGCGCGACAGCTTCACTACGCGCGTCTTCTTGCGGTTGATGATGATTCCCAGATCGTCGCAGAGCGCTTCGATGCGCGAAAGCGCGTCCCAAAGCGTCTGCTTGTCAAGCGCGATGCAATAGCTATCGTCCATGTAGCGACCGCTCGCGAGGATGCCCGGAAGCGAAAGCATCAGATGGTCTATCGGCGACGGCAAGGCCACCGCTAAAATCTGGTTCGGCTCGCTGCCAAGACCAAGCCCGCGCGCGCCGTGAGCGTCTATCTGGTCGCCCATGACGCGCTTAACGCGCTCATCGTCAATGGCTCTGTCGATGATGCGCTTGCAAGCGTCGTGGTCGATGTTCGCGAAATAGTCCGAGAAATCGACCTGCAAGATGTAGCCTTCCGTCCCGTGCTTTCGCCGGTGGGCTACAAGCTGACGCTTCATGCGCTTGATTGCGTACTCGGTGCCGCGCCCCTTCACGTTTGCGGCGCATCCCTCTGTCAGGGTAGGCCAGATCGCAGGTGCGAGCGCGTGACGGCTTAAAGACTTCTGTATGACACGCTCCGAGAAGTGGACAGAGCAGATATGACGAAGCTTTCCGCGCTCGAAAAGGTCAAACTCGATGAAGCCGCGCCGGAAGTCAGCGCCCGTGAGCAGGTCGCGGCGCGCCCGCATGATGTTTGGCATGACGCGCCCCATGTAGCGCTGAACGCTTGCCTTCCAGCGAACGCCCGCAGCAGCGCCGTTCGCCGCACTGTATAGGTTATCGAGGTCTGCGACGGCTTCTAGCGTGCATCCTTCGATGCGCCTAGCCCTATTCTCCGCGCGCTTGGCATCTCGCCTTGCGCGGCGTGCTGCGCGTCGCTCTTCAGAGTTCATGAGGGCACCCCGCGCGGCTTGCAGTCGGCATCCAGCAGCCGCTTGACGGTTGACCATGAAACGCGGTCGGAAGCCGAGAACCGCGCCATGCAAGCAGCGAACGGCAACCGTCGCGGGGTGCATATTTACGGGCGCATGCCCGATGGTCGCCCCTTCCTTCCTCAAATGCACGGCGCGCGGCGCTTACGGCCGCGCGGTCTGGCAAAGCTTGGGAATCACGGCAGCGGGCGTATCCAGTCGT